CGCCTGATGTGTAGTTGTTAACAGGGGTAAGAATGACAGCAAAATTAGTAGAATCCACCCTGGTAATCTTCCAGTTATTACCGTTCAGAAGCGTCATTGAGTTGACGCCGGTAATGTCCACGTACTCCCCTGTCCGCAAATAATGTGGCGCGTCGGTGGTAACAGTTACAATACCATTATTGTGTACCGCATTCGTGATGTTTCCTGAATTCGGTGGGGCTGTGTCCATGTTCGACAAGTCCCAGGACGTGGCATCTGCAAACCCTGTGACCGTGACTGCCGGACTTGGAACACCTTCCTCTCCCCATTGCGTGACAAAGGTGTATACATAGGATCTCGTCTCTGAACCTGAAGATCCACCCGTTACAGTAAGCGAAGCAGCGTTTTCTGGTGCCGGGACTCCTAATTGATACCAGTCCAACGGGTAGTCGGTTCCAACACCATTAGTTGTCAACGCCTCGTTAGTAACCTTTGGAACTGTGTCTCCCGTATAGTAAATCCTGTCATAAATGTCTGAAGAAATAGGACTTTCTATGACATTTACATAAGTAGGCCAGTGGAGCCAGTAACCGTTAAGGTCATAGAATCCAAGGATTGGGCCGGTTTTTGTCGGCACAAAGATATCGGTCGGCTTCTTGTATGGCCTTAAATCACCACTCCAAAGCTTACAATCAACGGCATTTTGGGCCATGTTGGGAGGCAATTTGGATTTGCCTACCATGGGGGCCATGCCGTTGAAACGATCAATCCTTATCTTCACGGTCAGGATTTCCCTTGATTTCAGCTTCAGTGATCGCTTTCTTCAGATTATAAACCTTATCGATCGCAGCACCCGAAAAGGATGAATTGTTGATCATCGACAAAAGCATGTCGCGCTGTTCTTCAAAATCCAGGATCATTTTGCCTCCAGTTGTCGTTCAATCTTTCTTACCCTGCTTACAAGCTCTTGAATACCCGCCGTCAATAACGGCGTAAACTTGCTGTAATCTATCATCTTTGCTGTTTTGTCTTTATGGTGGTCACAGTCGGTCGCATAGTCACACACATGCTGGACTTCCTCTGCAACAAACATCTCCATTTTTTTCTTTTCTTTGTCATGTTTAAAATTCGCGGAAATTGGATTCAACTGCATTATTCTTGATAAAGCATCCTTTATTGGCGCTATATTTTCCTTTAGCTCTCTTGAAGAGGATGTATTGTAAGATGTCGCAGTGTTGGTAATCGAAATATTTCCGACATTTGTAGACATATTATAATAAAAATTATTTAACACTCCTTGTGTCCCCAGTCTTGACATGGCCATGACAGAATCAGCTCTTTCTAACAGCATGTATCCAGCGGTTGCTAGAGATATTCCAGCAGAACCTGAAAGAGATGCTGTATAACTCTTTCCTATTCCTACACCACCGATAAATTGAGCACTCCCATTTGATTCAAGTCTTAATACTTCAGTAACATTACCTCCTGAAGAATTGGTGCCAAACCTGATATCTGTCGATCCAGTTGGAGAAAAGCTGTCTATGTAACAAGCCCCGGATGTTTTATCTACTTGGATATGGAGACCGTATTCACCGTTTGCTCCTGCGCCTGGGGAATTGTCATACCCTGAATTGCCTTTGGGGAGGAAGGTGATTACGTCTGACCTGACACGCATGTTCCTGTAAGTAACCGATGCAATCTTGGTAAGAAATTGCAACTCACCCTGTTCAGAGCCATCGGTGACAGTAACGATATTTCCAGTGATTCTTGCGTAGTTGGTGCCGTTGCTTGCTGAATCCTCTCCACGAAAGAAGAGGGAGCCAATATCGTCTCCGCTGGATGGGGAAGCATCATTCCTATACAGGTAGAAGTAGGGTTCCGACGATTGGTTTATGTAGACATCATTGTAAAAATCAATGAATGAGTTTGATATATTAATCTGATCTGTCAGGACGTTATTATTCATCGTCCTGATAAGAATCCTGCCATCGGTAGTCGCGTTGGTCACGTCTTTGGCTATTCCAAGAATTTCGCCGTAGGTGACTTTGTTGCTCAGATCGTCTTCCCCGGAGAAAAGGATGTTGCCAAGAAGATCCCCGTCGGCAGGGGTTTGGGAATTACGATGAAGGTCCAGTGTGGGGCCTGACCCTGGTCCATCATCGTCCCATTGGATAGTATTAGTTTGCGCACTCGCCTGAAGGAAGTTGTTGAGGGTACTTGCGACACACGAAAGGCGGATGATATCCCCGGAGTTGAACGCTTTCGGCCCTGCCCCTTCGTAGTCCCTGACTACGGTAAAGGTGTCTACCGATCTTGCCGTGACCTTAACGACCTCGACATCCCCGTTGCTTTTGTTCAAAAGCACACAGATAAAAAAATCTGTCCCGGTGATCGCCGGGAATTTACCACCTTCACCGGCTGCCACCGAAAAAGAGGTTGTGGCGGTCGTGATACTCGCTGCAAGCGTCGACTCGGCGAAGGTTTTGAAAAGGTCTTTGCTCACGCGAAAAACTCCATGTTAATGATAGCGCCCCCTGATGAAGACACCAGCGAAAGGGTGGAGACACGTTCCACATAAAGCGACTCCGGGTTCAAGAGGGAGGCGGAACCGTCAAGAACATCTCCGGATGGGACTGCGGCTGTTCCCGAAGTCTTGACGTAAAAATCCGCCGTGGCCTTGAAAAAGACAATCCTCGCCCCGGTCGGGACTGTGACCGATTCTGCCGTGCCGCCTACCGAAATGACGGTGGAGTACACCGTGTCTGACATCTCCCTGACTGGCACATCGTCGTCTGCGTAAATGGTAAACTGTTTCATATAAACCTCTTCATTCTAACCGTGGTGGTTTTCCTGACATTTCCCTTGTAAGCCTTTGAATAGCCTTCAATTTTTCCATTCTGAAAGGACAAGGCGCAAGCCCTGGCCTGGTTTGGTTCGTACCAGTCATACCCTTTCATGTTGAAAAGAATCGCCTTCGCGCCTTCTGCAATGACGTTGTAAAAGTCTTCAAAAACAAGATCATCGACTGACGTGGAATCTTCGGTTGGATAGAGCGCCACTCGGATCTTGACGGTAACCGCTTCATCCGATTTCCTTGAAAACTTTATGGTTGTCGGATCAAGCATGAAGTAGTACAGTGGTGTGCCGTTCCCAGCAATCCTCCATCCCCTGTCCACGTCATCTAACTCATCTTCCGTTTTCATCATTAACGGGGACTGGTCATAAGTCACATCCACCGGGTAAAGAATCCGGGTGTTGGCCGGTGGATTCAGGGTGTATTCGTCTGTTCCTACCACCGTAGAAAAGTCAGAAAGGTTTGCCCGGTAGAGTGACGTCTCTTTACAAAACTCAATACCGGCTGTTTTGACGGCGGTGGTAATGACCTCTTCCGGACATCCCGGCACAAAGGGCCTTACGTATTTTGAAAATCCGGTCCAGGCTGTCATTTCACATCCTCCCTGGGTGTAAATACCGTATCGATCTGTGTCTTTCTTCCGAGAAGATCAAAAAAGGCTGTGTAGTGTTGCATCGCTCTCTGGTTGTTCGGGGTTTCCACCGAATCCCTGGAGAAGCAGCGGTACAGAACCCACTCGATTATCGCCGGGGCATAGATTTCATCGATTGTGATGTTATCCGATAATTGAGTAAGATCTGTTGGCACGATCGCCTGTTTCAGCTCCACGTAAGTCCCTGAATTTGCTGGCGGGTAGACATAAAACACATCCGGAATTCTTGGGTCATGCATGTATTCATCGATCGTGTTCGACGCCGCGTCGGTATGCCAGTTGGGATTAAAACGGTCCTTGTAGGTCCAGTCCGCCTTGGTAATCGCCTTCCCTGGGGTTCCGCCGTCGGTACCCATGTTGCGGATGACATCTAGCAGTCTCCGGCCGGTGATGGTTTGTTTCGTTCCTCCCGAAAGCTGAAGGTTGACAATCTGTGCTGAGGCGTCGGGCCTGATTACGGAAATGGCATACTGCGCCTCGTTGATCCAGCTCAGTATCTGCGCCGTAGTCCAGTCCACGGCACTTGGATCTGAAAGCACCTCGCTGACTGCGGACTGAATGTTAGTCCCCGTTCTGGCCATTTCTTACCTCTAGGATTTTTCTGATCAATTCCTGTTTTTTTTCATACCGGTCTACCCTGATTCCAAGAAGCTTGGCTTCCCTGAGAAGGGTACCGCGTTTCATTTCGTTCATCTCCTTTTCCTCGTTGGAAATTTCTTTTACTACTTCGTATTCGGGTTCCACTTCTTCAGCCTTAGCCCAGTCATCGAGCGTGTATTGTTCTTTTGGTTTCGATGCCAGCACTTCTTGCGTGCCGATGATTTCATCCTTTGAATCAACCGGAACCAAGTTAGGATTTTCCGATAGTAATTCAGACCAAGGAAAAACAGCGCCAGTCACCACGTGCTTCAGGTACTTCTTTTTTTCTTTTTTACCTGTTGGAACAACCGCCTGGCCAAGCACTTTAATTTTGTCACCTTTTTTGATGATCGGAATAAAGTCCTGCCGTGTTTCAAGCTCAGGTGTGTAGGGATAGTCCCTGCCGTTTGCAGGATTTCTGAAATGTGTCGGTTTCATTGTTTCTCCTCGCGTGATTTTGCGATAACAGACTTGAGAATTTCTTCGTCTACATATACTTTCATCATGTTTGCCAGGTGATTCGCTACCTCTTCGTTTCCGTCTTCCTTGAGAATTTCGTTAGAATATATTTTTATTTCTCCGGGATAAATAGGGTCTTCCATCTTTGCCTCCATTAAAAAAAGCGCCCCGAAGGGCGCTTTCGTTTAGGTACTGAAATCAACGATCAGCGCACGAACATGGACCTTCGCTGTTGAGGCGTTGTTGTCCAACACCATATCGACTGTATCAGCGGAAGTGTAAAGCTTTCCGTCTGAATAAGCAGACACAGTGTTAGGCGTGCCCTCAGCAAGCGCCAGTTCCATACCCGTGTACCCGGCAGAGTTGCCGTTTACGTTGTTCAGGTACCCGTTAGCATCGGCACCATCGCCGATATCGAAAGTGAATGTTGCGCCTTCCGCTGTCTCGACATGCGCGGTTACATCCACGACGCGCTGACCGGCAGCGACATCGAACAGTTGTAACACGTCATTTTGAGACCGTGATGTTTCGGAAAAATCAACAGTCGCACTTACGACAAACGCCCTGCTGCCTACTTGGCTGATTGAGGCGTTAGATGTCAGATCTACAGTAGCCATCTTGTCACCTCCTTAGTAAGCGTACAGGTGGACAATCGCTTCCGGCTTTACAACCTTGTAGCCAAAAACCTGGAGACCTCGAACTAGAGTGCCGAAGGTGGACTCCGCTTTCAAGGTTTCGTTTTTGACTAGTTGGGATGCAAAAGTCAGTCCCGATTTTTGTCCAGCAATGATGTTGGTTACAGTGGTACCGGAATCGACGGTAGTTGACAGCAGGTTTGACTCGTAAACAGTCATTCCGGCCACCATGCCTACCCGGCCGTTACGCAAGATTGAAGTGCCGTCCCCGGACAGGGAAGCGTCCTTCAGGTCGGACTTCAGAATTCTTGCGCACATCGCGGGCGGAAGAATGATGAACATATCGCTTTCCGGAACGTTTTGTTCCTTCAAGACGGTACGTACATCGACAATCTTATCCACGATGTTAGTCTTGTCGATCTTGACCGGTGCGCCCGTGGTGCCAAGGTTGATCGAACCGGATTTTGCTCCGGCAGAAGAACCCTGGTTTGCCGCGTGCGCATCGGCGTAGATGGTACCAAGAATAGTGGTGTCAATATTGATCTTCAACTGCATGGACGCGTCGTTGGCCCAGTCGTCAATGAAGTCATAGTCAGACTGAAGCTTATCGACGTCATCGGCAACGAATTGCCAATAACGGCCCTGGTCAATTTTCAGATCGATTGTTGACGGTTCAGGTCTCTGCGTATTCAGGTTTTGACCCTTTGAATAGTTAGAGATCACAATGTCAGGGGTAGTCCGGATAGTGACGGAATCGCCGTAATCGGAGATTTCGCCTTCGTACTCCGTGTTGGCGATTTCGCCAAGCACGGTGGCCGCATAAAACTTGACAAGAAGCCTTGTGGACCAGAGTACATTAGGGACTACGCTACCTGATAACTGCGGGGTAGACCCCGCCACAGGAAAAGCCATGATTACCTCCTAATGGGAGGTTACTTTCGCACCCTCCCCTCAATAAAAGCTGCGTGCAGCTCACGTTCAATTTCCCGTGCTCTTTCCGGCGTGATCTTTCGCCTGGCGAGTTTGATTGCCAAGTCGGTAGAGATGTCCCGAAATTCAGTTTCCGTATAAATACGTTTTCCTTCATTCGGCAGAGCGACTTCTCCCGATCCTGTTCCTTCCGGAACGATATTGGCCGGTTGAGCACCCGTTTCACCTGCAAGCTTTTTAAACAGAGCAATGGCGGCTTGTGAATTCTTGGCCTCCAGGTATTCCTGGAGCAGATCATCATAAGTCTTCGCGACAAAAGGCGGATACAGTGTCGAGTTAGGGTCCACTTCGGCGAGTTTCTGTTGAAACTCCGGGCGAACCTGAAGCTCCTGCCAGTTTGGAATCGCCGCAGTCAGTTCATTGAAGAACCGGTGTGTGGCTTCCTGGGAAGTTTCAGTCCGCGCCTCGTTGACCGTGGATTCAAGCGTGTTGATTTTTTGCTGAAGACTGTCAATCGTGGATTGATAGACAGACTCCAATTCAGACCTGATCCGTGCCGCTTCGTTGCGGGAGATCTTTGAAACGACATTGGTAAAGTCTTCGTCCCACTCATCCCGTTCTTCGGAGCTTAACAGCTCCCTGGGATGTTCGGCGGGGCGTTCCTTCATCGCTTCGATCTGTGCTTTCAACTGCTTTACTGTCTCCTGACTCTCTCTGATCTGGTCGCGCAGAGGTTCCAGTTCGGCAACCTGGGTACGCAACTCGTGTATCGTTTTGTCCTGACTGGCCTTGAGATTCCTGAACCGCTTATCGAGTTCAAGATACTCTTTACTTTGCTTCGGATCGGCAGGTTGAACCTCGATCCTACTTTCCGCCGGAGTTTCGCCTGCAGGTTCCCCTGATTTCAGCCGGTTAAACTCCTCGTCTGCTTTTTGCAAGTGTGATGGTAGTGGCATAAATCCTCCTGAGCCGGTTTTCACCGGGATTCAATGAACGACAGCAGGTCGCCAAGTGCCTGTGCCGCGCCCTGAGACCAGTGGAGGTTGAGTCCATCTAATCTCCGGTTTTTCACATCGAGTCTTGCGAGGTTCGATGCAAGGTAAGTCACGACAAGGATAAAATCCTCGTTATGACGTAAACGGTTAAACGCTTTTTGTATATTGACATCAGGTTGATCAAGCAAAAGTGATCGCCCCGCTGGTCACGATCTTCCCAGAAGGAAGGATGACATTCAGATATACCGTGTTCACCCTGGTGTCTGTGATGTCGATGTCCACGACACCGGTTGCTTCGGTAACAAGCATAAAAGTATTGTCTGCGGCCAACTCGGAGAAAACACCGTTGGTGCCTAGTGCGACAGACAATGCGGTGTCTGCTGCCTCAATTACCTGTCCAGAAGCGTCACTCGACAGGTAGGCCATGACGGCGTTTGCCCTTTCGAGGTTGTCTCCAAGCGCATCGGTCAGTTGCACACTGACATTGATCGTATTCGACGATTCGGAGCCGATCGTAAACGACGCGCCGGCAGCGTTCGCTGTCCACTCATCAGCGGGATCACCGACGCGAAGCCGGGCGACGTGAAAGTCTTCATATCTAGCCATTATTACCTCCAAAAAGATTGTAGTCTTGCCCTTGGACCGGGTTTCCCGCCGCATCCAGGGTTTGTGGTGCCTGCATCGGGACCGCCCCTTGCATCGGCATGTTCCCCGGAGTCTCCGGGATGATTTTGTCTACGTTGACATCCATTGTCGCCAGGATATCCCGAAGCAGCTCTGCCCGGCCTTCGAGGCCCATTATCTGGTTATCTACCGGGTTGTTCGTCGCGGCCAGGAATTCAGTTTTGCGGATCTGCTGTTGTTCCTTGGCAATCAAGGACTTGGAACCGGAAGCGACGATATTCACGTCCCCTTTCACCGATTCATCCGGGTGGAACCGCATGTTGTAGTCATACGTCCGTTTTACCACCTCAATCAAAGTCCGGTCGATGTTCGCAATAACCCCCTTGATTCCACGGGAAGCGGCCGTCATCAGCATGGACAGGCCAGAGGAAGTCCTGCCTGCTCCACCGACCTTGGCATTTCCATAGGTATAAGCCGGGATTCCCGTGTGGTCGTCGGCAAGCCTTGAGTAAAAATCATACACCTGCATCAAGAGATAGGCGTTGTTCGGGACATCGTGAAACCGGATCGCCGGTTCGTTCGAGCCGAATTCGTCTGTTTTGGTGAACCAGATCTTCCAGGGGGAGACGCCTTCGATATCCTCGTGGGTGGAAAGCCGCGACCGGTTCACCTCTACCTGGGGTCCGGAAGAAAGAGCCATGTTGTTAGCGAGTGCTCTTGCCGCCCCGTTACACATATCCTGAGTATCTCTCATGAGATCCGGCACACCCCAGCCCCAGAAAGAGCCTGGGATTTCCTCAAAACATGACTTTGAGTAAGGTCTCTGGCCAAGCGGGTCATCATTCAGCACCGCCTTGAAGATATAGTGCCCGACAAACCACACATTGGCTTCATAGTACCTGGTGGGATCTTCCACGTTGAGACCCCAGTCGATAAGGTCTTTGCCGATTACCCCACCGGAATACTCAAGTACATCGATCGTCCCTTCTGCCGTCAGAAACTCGTTATTCCGGGATTCAAGGTTCGCCCGCTCCTGGTCATTAAGAAGCCAGTTCCGTTTCCCCTTTTGTCCATAATTCTCGATGATCTCATCAATGACATCTCCCCGGTAGCCCTCAACTCCCTTCATCTCGATCAGGGATTTTACCGTAAGCTTATGTCTTTCAAACAAATAACCGTCCTGTATTCCCCGAGAATTTGGAGAAGGATAGATGTCAAAGGGTGACACACGTTGGTAAAAGGGAATCACCTTCGTAGAGATGTGAGGTATCATCCGGCCGTTGATCCGCTTGTATTCAAGCACACGTTTTCTAAGGAAAACCGGCCCTTTGAGAATCCCTGCCCGGAAAGTTACCACATCTTTTATGTGTTCTTTTAGAACCTGTCTAAATCCAGCCTCGGCAAACTGATCCTCAATCAAATCCTCCATTTTTTTTGCTCTCTCAGCCGCATCCTCCCTGAATTTATCAAGAAGCCGCTCTTTCAATTCCTCGGCAACCGATTCGACTTCCTCCGGCATGATTACCATTGTGGGGTCGATCTGCATGGCTTCGGCCGCCTGAAGCATCAACTCCTCTTCCATCGCTTCGGCTACATCGGGGGAAATCTCCGGGATGGGAGTGGCCTTCAAGGAAAAATTTCTTTCTCCAGGGGGGAACATGACCTCGAAAATCCAGTTCTCCGCCGCCCTGCACTTGACCGATGTCAATTGCATGTAAATCTGCGATCCGCCAAGTGATTGAATTTCGGCGAGTTTATCAGGTTCGTACTCACCCTTGCGCTGCCTTAACGCCTTCAGAAGATCCTCTTCGATCCGAATCTTGGCAGACCTCGCTTCCTGGAACCGCCGGTTCAGAAACCCGGAAAGCCCGGTCGCCTCCTCGGTATTGATCTCCTCCCGAATCTCGGCGTACTTCTCCTCGTCGATCTCTTTGTTCGTTTTGAAACCTAGCATCAGAACCTCTTTGGAATTACGCTGACCATTCCCATGTTCCCCTCAAAGGAATGGGCCAGGGCTAATGTCTGTAAGGCATCAGCCGCATGAATATGTCCCCCGGCCTTGGAAGGCTCCTCCATAAACCGGCCGGTTCTTGGATTCCACTTTTTCTTGAATTTCTTCAAATGGGAAATTCCGACAGCACACTTCACTTCATCGAAATAAAGCCGTGGGAAAATATTCCTCACCTTGTTAATCGCCGTCATCTTGTCCTGGGGACGGGTTACCACATTCGTAAAATTAATCCCTGCTTCACGTGCCACCTGCCTCACGGTCTTTACCACCGCTCCGTGAACCCTGTTCTTCAGGTCATGGGGTCCAGAATGACGGCCATACCGGTATCCCTTGCTCTCCAACACCTGGGCATAATATTCCCAGCCTTCAGAATTGTCCTCAAAATAGTCAATCAGGTGAATTTCCCTGCCAAAATCCTGGGAAAACCAGATTGCCATCGAATCATCTAATCCAATATCCCACCAAGTGTCCACAGGCCGGGTGGAAACATACGGCACAGCACAAATCCTCTTCTCCTCGTAAGCCTTCTCAAACTGCCGACTGAAGTAGGTTCCATCGATCGACGCCTGAAACGCTTCATCCGGGGTCGAAGGATGCTCCTTCTTCATCTGCTCCTGCTGAACCGCCTCGGTCTCCGAATACCACGCCTTCTGCTCGTTCGTGAGTTCTATCCCATGCTTCGCCTTCAACTCATCGAAATACTGCTGAAGCCTGGATTCGATAATAACCCCATCAGGATCAAGGACATTACCCTCTTTCTCGAACCAAGGGTAAAAATGAAGCTTAAACCTCTTCTTGGTTAACTTCCGCCCAGCACGCTGATCCCTAATCGCCGTCTGTACCATCTCATAAAAATCCCCGGAATCACCCTCGGCAGTCGACTCGATAAAACAAAACGTCCCCGGTGCCAGGGTGTTCAACGATCCAGATTTAATTTCCTTAGCTTTCTTAATGTCTTCAGCACAAATCTTCCCATACTCAGACACATGCAGAATCTGCAACGTGCCACCACGAGCCGAATTGCTCACATAAATAGAAGACCCATTCACAAACCGAAGCTCCTGGGAAGTATCCTTCTCCATCTTCCTCCGCCGCTTCAACTGCTCAGGCAGATTATCATAAGGATACTTTATCTTGTTATAAAATATCTTTTCCGCATTCCCCTTAGTGTCCGCAATGATCCCACAAGAAATATTCGACGAAAACATGGCCTGATCCAAAATAATCAGGTCAATCAACGTCGTAAATCCATGCTGCCGGGCCTTCAGAATGAGATTCCAATAATGCATCGAAGCATAAAACTTCTCCTGCATCTCATTCATCCTGAATTTCACCCGGTTCCCAGCATCATCCACAATCCAGTAAAGATTGTTCAAACGCCAGTACGGATTCCTGAAATTTTCTTCAAGACTGCCCAAGCGGAATACTCACCTTACCGTCAATCTCTTCCAACAACTTATCAATCTCCGACCCCTCATCCTCCTCAATTCCCTTGTAAAGGCCATAAATCCGACACAGAATATCCAACGCCTGTGTTTTCTTCACCATCTTGAGGCGGTAACTCTCCCGAGGATTCCCATTACGGTCCATACTGTTCACCACCTCAATACTCTCCACAGCCGCCAACGCCTCCCTGGGAATCTCACCAAGAGGCCGCAACCGGTTGTCAGGGCCAAGAAAATCACGAATATTGTAAAACGCAACCCGCTTCGCCTCCCGGTACATCTGCGCAACAACCTCCTCCCTGGACCCAACCATCTCCTCCAATAACTCCTTCACATACTCAGCAACCTGCGGCCGGCCAAGAATGTCCTTCCCCTTCCGCTTGTCCCCAGGCTCCGGATCACTACGGCCCACAGCACGACGGTAAGACTTGGCAATATTAAAATCAACCACATACTCCACCGCAACACGTCGCTCCAACGCCGTCAGCCGCCTCTTGGGAATCAATTCCACCGTAGGATCAGGTAACTCCCGAATCCCACGCTCATAAAGAACCTTTCTACTGAGTATTTTTCTCATTTATCCACAACTTATCCACAGGCAAGTATCCCAATTCTACGGGAATATACCCACCAAAAGAAAAGTAAAACAAAGTTATCCACAGGTTATTCAATAACCCGGTCATTACTCACCTTGTAATCCTCAATAATCTCCAACAACAACCCATCCCCATAGGCAGGCAGCAAAGACTCCAAAAATTCCAGCTTCTCCCTCTTCTTCCCTACCAACTGCCGAGGTACATCCGCATAATTACAAAACCCCTCAGTCACCACAAAAGCATAACCAAACCCAACAAGAACCCGCCGGATCTCACCACGCCGCAAAAGCCACTGAAGAGCAGGGTGTATCAAATCCAAATCCTGCCCTAACTCCTTGCCAATTCCCTTAAAATTAATAGGGCCTAAACTCGATACAACCCCAAACACCTCCTCAACATACTCAGGCCTTTGAAGAGGCAACATACTTCCTCCCATGATAACCAGACCGCAAACAACACTCCTTAGAACCAAAAGAAGTGTCCACAGCCCGACTCGCCTTCGGCTTGTTACCCTTCTCCAAAGTGATCTTTCGAGACTCACTGTTCAACTTGTACTTACCATGCATAGATTTATGCTTCATGACACTACCTCCTCAACTAATACACGCGACGCCGCATGTAACCAATGAACTAAATGACCCCACTCCACATCAGGAAATACCGAAGCAGAAGCCCTAATATGAAAATCAAACTTCACCCTGTCACCACCATCCAAACACTCAGCCGCAGAAGCTAGATGATATAACCCTATCAACTTCAACGCCATCTTGCGGCGGCCTTCCTCCAAAGACGAAAACAACTCCCGCTCTCCATCCCGCTGCCAACGCCTCAACTCATCAATGTCAGCCTTTACAAAATCCCTGAAACCGTCAAACAGGTCCAACCAGACACAAAAAACCCTGTAAATAACCACCTGGTCCCACGAAAGATTCGTCTTTTCACCAAAATCATAGGTCTTCAGCCAATCCCGAACAGATTGCAAGTCCTGAGAACCATAACAACACAACGAAAGTACATGTAGCACCATCTTCTCTAAATCCTTCGGAAGAGGTAACCGCTTGCCTTCGTTGAACCAAGCTTTGTGATCCTCCGCCGTTGATGACAGGATTCCTGCCTTTTTTAAGGCGGCTTCTGCTTTGTTTAGGGGCTGATGGTGCAAAAGGGGCCTCCTGTGTTTGCGTGGAACATTGGGTTTGATGTTCCACGTGGAACATCCGAAATTTTGAAAATTTGAAAAATTTTTTTTGCGGAACCTTTGTGGATGACAGTGGCTCCTATGGGGGCCTGGTCGACCGTAGGGGGTACCCCGGCCAATATCTACCTTCCTGCCATAGTCGATCTTGGATACAAACAAACAAGATTCCGATTAGAACAGATATAAACAAACAATCTCGCAGAGATTCCGATTTTTATAATTAACCAATCTCGAAGAGATTCCTATTTGATCCCCCGCATATTAGCAATTGGTAATATACTCATTTGCTGATGATAGCGAATCATATCATCATTGCATAATTATAGCACCCAAACCCCAGCGAATCGCTCAGCTACTCGACCCTCAGCATCCCTCACCCCGCCGTCCGCCAGCTCGATATCCGCGAAACGTATAAACACACTATATATGCGTGAATTTAGACTTAGTTTAATGTTGGTGGAACATTGACCAGTCCCGGTCATAAATATTACCGATTGCACCATAAATTTTACCATTGCATGTTTCGCTTGACAAATAGTAATATGTGTGACATGCTCTATATATTAGTAACAACCATGGAGACTAAGATATGAAAGATTTTCTGCTTTGCCTGCTATCGCTAGCGCTATCAACGCTAGCGCTGATCGTCGGCGTGCTGCTACCGATTGTCCTAATCGGTCCGGCAACACTGCCGTTTGGCCTGGCGCTAGGCGTCGTAGGATTCGCCTATGCGCCGCTTTGGCTTGATGAAATCTTGGACAGCCGCAGCTAACCAAGCTGCGGCTTTTTTGTGCACAACCAAAAAGGGGTAAAAGATATGATTATTAACCTAAGAGAAGACCTCCCAATGCCGTCAGATGACGGCAGTCTAACCCAATTAGGCCGCCAAGAGCTGCACGCTCTTGTGGCGCAAACTGAGAGTGATTATGTCACTCTTGAGATCGAGCGCGTACCGCTCGACATCTGGAGATATCATAGGACTGTTGGAGAGACCCTCCAGGCAATTCAGGATTGCCTGGAAGGCCTAGGGATCGAAGACAGCACGTGTATTCGTGTCATCTTCGAAGACCACGATCACGACGAAGACTAAAACCAAGCCGCAGTAGCCATTCTAGCTACTGCGGCTTTTTTTTCGTTGCGAATCAGTATCTTACTGGTTCGCACGATGACCTAGACCCGCGCTAGCGCAAGCTGGCGCGGGAAAAGCCTGAAGAATCAGGCACTTACGAAAACGCCCATGCCCGCAGCACTGAGGAAATCGGGCTTGGCGGGAAAATGGGCACTAACCAAAATGGGGTAATTTACGATGAATGAGAAAAAATTAACCAAAGTAGAGAGAGAGTATTTAGAAGCCCGCCAGCGTGGAATAAAAGCCGCGCTAGCATTCGACCCTGGTCACGGGAGACCGGGAATCCGTGCTGTGCGAGAAGCGCAGCAGGCACTGGCTGAACGCGCAGAGGAATTTCACAAGCGGACTCTGGATAACATGTATCCAGAGCGCAAGAAAATCTACCGTTGCCGCGAGTCGCGGCGCACAGCACATATCCTGTGGTTAAATGAGATTGAACGTTGGAAGCGTGAGGCCGAACACGGCTACCCGAATTACATTTTTACCGGCAAACAAGGTAACGAACCAGTTACTGTTATTTATCCTGACGATATTTCACCCAATCCTGATTCCGGGATAACATCCAAAATTGGGGAATGGTTTTATCGGACTGAGGAAACTCTAGAGTACCCGTACCGGGGTAGCTACAAAAATTTTTCCCGTGTCGCCGAAAGACGGGTGATTTTCGGCCAGATGCGTGACGGCCAGCCGCACAAAATTACTGTTGTTGCGAAATCCTGGCGCGGAAACTGGCTACTAAATGCCCTAGTGGATGCAGGTATCGGCGGAAAATCTACCGCGCCAATGAACGTCAGACTGCACAAGGCATATGACGCCGAACTGGTCAAGGAATACACACTTGATGGAAAATTAGCCAAAGTCTGGAAGCGGTCACTCGCTGGCGCGGACTGGGATTTTTGTTTGGTCTGTGCGGGCATGACATATCACGGATTACTGGATGAACTAGAGTCAGGCTGGCGGGAAAAACAGCAGGAAAGGAAAAACCGTGCTGGCCAGCCAGTTACTTTCGAAGCTGCCCGTGATCTGGGTTTTTGCGAGACAGGAATCCGGCAATTTTGCGCTACTGTCGGGATTGATCCTGCTGGCACATACACTGCCAGCGAAATCAAAGAGCTGATCACTGGTCACCGAAATCAGCTTGACCAGTTTGCCCGCGAAATCAGGATATTTCGGCGTGCTTTTGGTGTTTAATTCAACAACCCGGCATATCAAACGATATGCCGGGCACTCAAAAAACGTCATTCGCGTAGTGGCGTTTTTTGAGTGATTACAATTAGTGTGGTGATTTCCTGCTGGATCAACCACTTACGAAGTATACCTAGTCCACCACTAGTGGAAACGGGGTTCAGCGGGGAAATGGGTTCAACAAAGATGGAGGTAACTAAAAATGAATGAATTGTACGAATATCAAGATTATAGATTCGATGACCGGTATGAGCGGGTTTATGAGTGGAATAGTGACCACGAAACCTATGTTTTTTGCTGCACATATCACGGTGCAGGAATACACAAAAGAATGTCAGAAAAACAAAAGCTTGAGCAAATGAAAAGGGTTCACCCTGACGTTACTTACTTCG